ATTGATCCGGAAGAGATTGAAGGTGCAAGGAAGAGTTTAAGTTCTTTTGCCTTTAAACAAGAATACGAAGCAAGCTTTGATAACGCTGGTACAGACGTATTTAAGGAAGCTTGGCTCAAGTATGGCGAAGAGCCTACCAACGGTGCTTACTACATTGCAATCGATTTGGCTGGATTTGAAAACATTAATAATTCGGCTGAGCGTAAGAAACGTCTTGATAAAACCGCTATTGCTATAGTTAAAGTAGATGAAGACGGTGAGTGGTTTGTTAAAAAGATTGAAACTGGACGGTGGGATATTCAAGACACTGCCAGACGTATCCTAAAGAACATAGCTGAGTTCAAACCATTAGCAGTAGGGATAGAACGAGGAAGTCTTAAAAACGCTGTGTTGCCTTACCTAAGTGATTTAATGCGGTCTAACAATGTGTACTGTCATATTCAAGACTTAACACACGGCAATAAGAAAAAGACTGAGCGTGTGATTTGGGCATTACAAGGTCGTTTTGAACACGGCAAGGTTGTCCTGAATGAAGATGAGAAATGGGATGATTTTAAAGATGAGTTCCTAATGTTCCCAACACCACAAGTGCATGATGACTTGATTGACGCTTTAAGCTACATTGACCAACTAGCGGTTACGTCTTACTTCTCAGACGATAACTCCGATGAATACGAACCTATGGATATAATCAGTGGATACTAATTTAGACGGCTGTCCTATTGCCCTACAAAGCAATAAACTTAATATCAAGAATCACCTTAAAGCAATTGAAGAAGCTGCTTTAGGACCAGCAAACCCATTAGAAAGAAACGATGATTATTGGACCAAGAAAGCAGTTCTTTGGGGTATCTCAGAAGGTGATGCTCGTGGTCGTCTTTGTAACAACTGCGAGTACTATTTTGATAACCCCGAAATTAGAAGTTGTATCGAAAACGGTCCAGCAAACGATCTCAAAGCTTCAGCACTACCGTTAGTACCTGCTTGGGCTGATATTGAATCACACCCAGTAGGCTATTGCACTATGTGGGATATCACTTGTTCACCTATCCGTACTTGTGACGAGCAAGAAATTTTAGAGCGTCCTCTAGTCGAGGAAAATACAGATTCGGAAGAGAACCCTATCTTAGCATACACAGACCCCTTCAAATCAACACTGGAAGACTAATACATGAGTGATCCGTTAATCGAAGATAACATCGATAAAAATGAATTTGTAACTGAGACAGATGCTGACAAAGAATTAGTTACTTTTGTTCTTGAGCATTGCGATGAATGGAGAAACCATAGAGATGTTAACTATGTTCTCTATTGGCAAGAATATGAGCGTCTCTTCCGTGGTATCTGGGATCCAGCAGATAAGACTCGTGAGTCTGAGCGTTCACAGTTAATTACTCCTGCAATGGCTCAAGCAGTTGAGTCTAAGCAAGCGGAGATCTCTGAGGCTATCTTTGGTCGTGGTGAGTGGTTTGACATCGAAGATGACATCAACGACAAAGACCCTACCGACGTTCAATTCATGCGTCGTCAAATGCACGAAGATTTCCGTCGTAGTAAGATTAAAAAAGCTATTGACAATATTATTCTCCTAGGTGAGATGTATGGTACAGGTATTGGTGAGATTGTTATTGAAGAACAAACTATCCTAGCACCTGCTACTCAGCCTATCCCCGGAGCGAATATTGCAGCTATTGGGACAATGGAGAAGAAGCAGTTCATGGTTGGCTTGAATGCTATCAACCCACGTAACTTCCTCATTGATCCTAATGCTGAAACTGTAGATGACTCACTGGGAGTCGCTATTGAAGAATACATGTCTTACTACACTATCATTCAAGGTATCGAAAAAGGTATCTATCGTAAGGTTGATGTAGTTCCTAGCTATCGTTCTACTAAGCTAGAAGAGACACAAGAACAAGTTATTTCCCGTTCTGATAAAGTTCCTGTCATTCGCTATTATGGTTTGATTCCTCGCTCCATGTTAAATGGACTAGAGCAGACCGAAGAAAAAGCAATGGAACTTTTCCCTGAAGATAGTGCTGCTGACGAATACTCAGACATGGTCGAAGCTGTTATTGTTATTGCTGATAACCAGTATCTGCTCAAAGCAGAAGAGTCTCCTTACATGATGAAGGATCGTCCTGTAGTTGCGTATCAGGCTGATTCTATGCCCGGTCGTTTCTGGGGTCGTGGTACGATTGAGAAGGGCTATAATATGCAAAAAGCCCTTGACGCACAGATCCGTAGCCACTTAGATTCTTTAGCTTTGACTACTGCTCCAATGATGGCTATGGACGCTACTCGTCTGCCTCGTGGTGCTAAGTATGAAGTACGTCCCGGTAAGAACTTCCTTGTTAATGGTAATCCTGCTGAGATTATGATGCCATTCAAATTTGGTTCTACCGATGGTGGAAACATGACTACGGCTCAAACCTTCCAACAGATGTTGTTGGCTGCTACAGGTACTCTAGATAGTTCATCTATGCCTAATTCTGTAGCTGGCGGAGAAGCTTCTGGTGCTGGTTTGTCCATGGCTTTGTCTGGTTTAATGAAGAAAAACAAACGTGCTCTCATTAATTTCCAAGAAGACTTCCTGATTCCATTCATTGAACGTGCTGCATGGAGATTTATGCAGTTCGACCCTGATCGTTATCCAGTTAAAGACTTCAAATTTATGCCTATATCTACTATGGGTATGGTTGCACGTGAGTACGAACAACAGCAAATGGTTGGTTTAATGCAGACTCTTGGACCTAATAGCCCAATTACACCTGTATTACTACAAGGTATTATTCAATCTAGCTCGCTTTCCAATCGTGAAGACATTATTGGACAGCTGCAGAAGATGTCACAGCCTGATCCACAAGCTCAGCAACGTGCAATGCAAGAAGATCAGCTTAAAAACGGTTTGGTTGAAGCTCAGATCAACTATTACAACTCTCAAGCTGGCAAAAATGCTGCTGATACTCAACAAATTCAAGTTGAAACTCAGATTATGCCTAAAGAAGCTGAAGCTAAGATGATTGGTAACATCTCTCGTGGTTCTAAAGACCCATCAGACTTTGATAAACGAGTTAAAGTTGCTGAATTGGCACTAAAAGAGCAAGACATTAAATCTAATGAGCGTATTAGTGTCATGCAAATGCAACGAACTAAAGTAATATAACAAAATAAGTTCTAAAATACTTGACAATTGGTTGAATTTGTGTTAAAATAGTGATATTGCAGCAACTATAAACACATTTCTCCACTTGTTAAGGAAAAAGAAATGAACAAAGAATTACAGAACTATTACGAAAATAGATTTTCCATGATGGCTACACAAGGGTGGGTTGACCTCCTTGAAGACTTAGAAATCATGATTGAAGCAACAAATACACTAGCTGGTGTAGACACAGAGCAGCAACTGCATTTTAAAAAAGGTGAGATGAGTATCCTTAATTGGATCAAAAACCTCCGAGATGCTTCTGCTGAAGTCTACGACCAGTTGCAACAAGAACAAACAGAATTAGATTATGCCTAGACGACTGTATGAGTTTAGGTGTACAAAAGATCATGTTACTGAGCAGTTCGTTGACGAAACGATAAAAACTTCTCAGTGTCGTGAATGTGACGAGATGGCAACTCGTATCATTTCTCCCACTGGCATCTATTTAGAGCCGTTTAGTGGTGTTTTCTCATCGAGTTATGATCGTTGGGAAAGAGTTAGAGCTGAGAAGCTGAAACAAGAAAAGAAAACAAATGCTGAACATGGCTCATAAGTGGTGATCGTTACCGCCGAGTTATTTTAAAAACATCCTACAATCTTTACGACAGGAAAACACATGGCTGAATTAATTGAAGTGCAAGAAGACCAAGGCAGTATTACAAGCTTAGACCAATCTATCGCTGGTACAACTACAGATAATCCTGTAACAACTGAACCCGTAGAACAAACAACTGAAACTGTAGTTCCTGATAAGTACAAAGGAAAATCCTTTGACGAAATCATGAAGATGCACCAAGAGGCTGAAAAGCTTATTTGGCGACAGGCTCAGGAA